GGAAAGGGCTGAGATTAGAGAGGATGGCCTTGATTTTAAGCCTGAACAAGCTCAAAAGTTTTTGGATTTTGCGTCTCTTTGCTGTCACACGAAGGGTGAATGGTCCGGCAAGCCGATCATTCTGGAGCCTTGGCAGGTTTTTATTGCTGTAAATCTGTTCGGATTCTACAAATATGAGCACAGAAGATTCCTGTTTGCATACATTGAAGTCGCCAGAAAGAACGGAAAATCAACATTTGCCGCTATAGTTTTGCTCTATATGCTGATCTTGGATGATGAAGGTGCAGAGGTTTACACTGCCGCAACAGCAAGACATCAAGCCAGAATCGTTTTCGATCAGGCAAAGGCTATTGTTGACAGAAGTGAGTCACTCAAAAAGATGATCACAGTTTTTCAGAATAACCTGAGCTGTGTACGTAAAGGCTCGAAAGCTGAACCATTATCAAAGGAAGCAAAGCGTCTTGATGGTCTGAATACTTCCTGTGCAATCATGGATGAGATGCACGAAATGGCGCAAGAAGTGTGGGACGTTATAGAAACCTCAACAGGTTCTAGGCGCGCTCCTTTGATGCTTGGAATAACAACAGCCGGATTTAATAGAGACTCAATGTGCTACGCAAAGCGCGATTATGTGAGCAAGATTTTAGAGGGAATGATCCAGAATGATGAGTTTTTCGGCCTTATTTTTTCTTTGGATGAAGGTGATGACTGGACGGACCCGGCAGTTTGGGGCAAGGCAAACCCGAATCTTGGAAAAAGTGTTAAGACAAAAATGCTGGATAATCTTTGCAAGCAAGCGAGGGAAATGCCTTCTAGTGTTACGGGTTACCTTACTAAGCACATGAATGTCTGGACAACTGCGGAAACTCGTTGGCTGAATTCAGAAAAATGGGGGGAATGTTATGAGAGCTATCGAGAAGAAGATTTGGAAGGACTTACTGCCTATGGTGGCCTTGATTTGTCTAGCACTCAAGATATTACAGCTTTTGTTTTAGTCTTTCCTAAGCCACAACCAGACGGGACGCACAAATATTACACAATAACTCGATTCTTTTTGCCAGAGGACACAGTTTTTGAGCGTGTTAGAAAAAACAAAGTGCCGTATGATTCATGGGCTAGGGATGGTCACTTGATTCTGACTCCTGGTGCGATTGTTGATTATGATTTCATTGTGAACGAGGTAAAGAAGTTATCGAAGAAGTACCAGATCAAGGAAATTGCCTTTGATCCTTGGAACGCCACACAGACAGCTCTCCAGCTTTCCGCAGAAGGGCACACAATGGTCAGCATTCAGCAAACGACTAGAAATCTATCGGAGCCAATGAAAGAAATTGAAAAATGGATCATTGGTAGGCAGTTCAGGCACAACGGAAATCCTGTGTACACCTGGATGAGCAATAACATCTGTGCAAAACGAGATGCAAACGACAATCTTTTTCCAAACAAAGAGAAGTCAACCGAGAAAATTGACGGCATCACAGCAACTATAACCGCAGTTCGTCGTATTGTTGATCGTGAGCACAATATAGCTTCAGTATATGAAGAAAGAGGATTGCTAATCCTTTAGGCTATGGTATACTTATAAGTTATCTGGGGGTCAAAATCGGTATTTTGTCTTTTTTTTCAAGGAAATCTAGCGAGGAAAAGCGCGGTACTGTAAACCTCGCGCATCCAAAAGACCCAGTTCTTGCGGAGTGGTTAGGTGTTCAAAACACATTATCAGGCATACCAGTAAATGCAGAATCGGCAATGACTGATGCAACTGTTTATGCTTGTGTTAATGTTTTGTCCACAGATCTTGCAAAACTACCTTTGATTGTCTATCAAAGAAATGAAGACGGAACAAAGCAAAGAGCAATTGATCATCCTCTATACAAAATCCTCAAGGACACCCCAAACGGCTACCAAACATCTTTCCAGTTTCGTGAGTTTGGAATGAATCACGTTCTTATGCGTGGTAATTGCTATTCTTTTATAGAGAGGGGGGCAAGCGGTCGGATCAATAGGCTTTTGCCTCTGGACCCAATGTGCATGAACGTTGTCGGCCTGGGCAATTGGGAATTTGGTTATGTTTATCGTGGTCCTGATGGAAAAGAAGTGCCATTCATGTCTGACGAAATCTTGCATATTGCAGGACACACTAAGGACGGCATCAAAGGAATTTCTGTCATTGAGTCACAGAGAGATACGATCGGCGCAAGTCTTGGCGGTAAAGCATACGCGACTACTCTTTTCAAAAACAGTGCAACACCTGGTGTTGTTCTTGAGCATCCAGGAGTGATGAGTCCAGAAGCTTTCAAGAAGTTAAAAAGATCTTGGGAGCAAAGACACAAGGGCGTTGAAAATGCTCACAAAGTTGCGATCTTGGAAGAAGGATTAAAAGTCACAAAGTTTGGAATGACTGCCGAAGAGTCGCAAATGTTGGAAAGTCGGGAGTTTTCAAGGGCTGAGATTGCATCAATTTTCAGAGTGCCACAGCACAAAGTCGGAATTTTGAAGAATGCGACATTCTCAAACATTGAACAACAAGCTTTGGAGTACGTGACTGACTCACTACTGCCTTGGCTAAGAAGGTGGGAGCAGTCGATCAATCGTGATTGTCTGACTAGCTTAGAGCGTGAGCGTGGTTATTTTGTGGAATTCTTGGTTGATGGTCTTTTGCGTGGGGATTCAAAAGCAAGAGGAGAGTATTACAGGACTCTTTTTAACATTGGTGCGCTTTCTCCTAATGACATCAGAAACATTGAGAACATGAACCCGATTGAAGATGGTGACTCATATTATGTGCCTGTAAACATGCAAAAAGTCGGGTTTGAGGTAGTACAAGATGATCAGGAAGAAGTTGAGCCAGAAATGGAAGAGAATCAAGCAAGCTCTGAAAGATTTTACAAGCTTGCTCAGGCATCCATTGACCGAATTTTAAGAAAAGAAGATTCTTTCATACAGAGAGCTAGAGATAAGTTTGATGGTGACAAGCTAAACGATGAGATTGATAAATTTCTGAGCACTCATTCAAATTTTATTTCTGAAGCTGTCGGGGTTGATTCACTAGAATCAAGTGAATATGTGAAAGAAGTCAGAGATTTATTCACACAAAATCAATTCTTAGTAGATGATTTTCGAAGGGATCGACTAAAGAGAATGGTGGGTTTAATATGACAATAGAGAGAAGAGTTTTTAACTCAGAATTCGAAGTTGAAAAGCGAAACGATGGAGAAGGGGAAGTTCTTGTTCTTCGTGGATATGGTGCTGTTTTTAACAGTGAGTCCAAAGACTTGGGTGGATTCGTTGAGCAAATTGAGCCGGGAGCATTTGATGATGTTTTGAGTGATGATGTTAGAGCATTATTCAATCATGATCCTAACCTTGTTTTAGGGCGTTCTGGTGCTGGTACTCTGAGAATCAACCAAGACTTAAAAGGCTTGAGGTATGAGGTAGACTTGCCTGATACACAACTCGCGAGAGATCTTTATACAAGCATCAAACGCGGTGATATATCACAAAGCTCCTTCGCTTTCATTGTTGAAGAAGATTACTTCAGCGAAGATCTGGAGAATAACAAGTTTACTAGACACATCACAAAAGTTAGAAGTTTAATTGATGTTTCTCCAGTGACTTATCCAGCTTACGAAGAAGCATCTGTGAGCGCACGAAGTTTTGAAAATTGGAAAGAGTCTAGGAATCAGGAAGAAGCGAAGCCTGAAGAGGTGGAAGACTATAATTTAAGAATCAAAGAACTTGATTTGATGGTTTTAGATGGTCCGTTGACCGATGAATCCGATGATTCCAGCCATGCTATCGAGAGTGAGAATAAAAACCTTAATTTTAACGAGGAGAGTTGAAAATGGAATTGAACGCATTAGTTCAAAAGCGGAATGAGGCGATTGTATCAGCTCGTCGGATTCTCGAAACCGCTCAAAAAGAAAATCGAGGAATGACAGAGCACGAATCTGGTCTTTACAACAAGATTTATGATGAGGCTCAAGATTTGAATACTCAAATCAAGCAACAAGAGCAACAGCGCAAGCTTGATAAAATGGAAGTTCTTGAGAAAAACAAGATCGAAGAAAAAATCAAGTCTGACAGCACTGATGAAGTAAGAAAGAGAGCTTTTGAAAAGCATCTACGCCAAGGAAATATGGCTTCTTACTCTCAAGAGGAAAGTAGAGCATTGCAAGCTGATCTTGATGCTAACGGTGGCTACTTAGTAGCTCCTGAAATGATGGCAAACGAGATTATCAAATTTGTTGATGATGAGGTTTTCATCCGACAAGTTGCAAATGTTTTAACATTGCCAATGGGAGAAACTTTAGTAGCTCCAAGCCTGGACAATGATCCTGCCGATCCTGATTGGACAGCTGAGATTTCTACAGGTTCTGAAGATTCAACCATGAGTTTTGGAAAGCGTTCTCTGACTCCTCATCCACTGGCAAAGAGACTGAAAGTTTCTGAAAAGTTGATGAGAGTTTCGAGCTTTGACGTTATGGGCTTTGTTTCTCAGCGTCTTGCCTACAAACTTGCTATTGCTCAAGAAAAAGGCTTTCTGACTGGTGACGGTGCTAATGAACCTCTTGGTGTTTTTACTGCTTCTTCGCAAGGAATCAGCACTTCAAGAGATTATAGCACTGGAAATACCACCACAGAGATTCGTTTTGACGGTCTCAAGGGCGCGAAGCACAATGTCAAAAGTCAATATTGGAGACAGGGACAGTGGTTGCTTCATCGTGACGCTGTAAGCCAGATTTCCAAGTTGAAGGATGGCAACGGTCAGTATCTATGGCAACCATCAAATCAAGTTGGAGAGCCTGATTTACTTTTAGGTTCACCTGTAATGATGTCTGAGTATGCACCGAATACTTTCACAACTGGTCAGTATGTCGGGCTTTACGGTGATTTTAACTCTGGTTATTGGATCGCTGATGCACTTGGTTTTAGAATTCAGGTTCTTCGTGAGCTTTACGCTGAAACTAATCAGGTGGGTTTGATTATTAGAGCTGAGACTGACGGAATGCCTGTACTTGAAGAGGCTTTCAGCCGATTGACTTTGGCATAATCTGAGGAGATGAGAAAATGAATATTTCAAAGAATGTAGATATTTTAGAGTGCTTGGCTCCTGTATCAGCTGGTTCTAGCATTGATAGTAACTCTGATCGTTTAGATATGCAGGGATTCGAGGGTGTGGTTTTCATCGTGCCTATCACCGACTCTGCTTCCACTGGTGTTGCTACTTTGACAGTAGAGGAAAACTCTGCTGACAGTGACACTGGAATGACTGCTATCAGTGGTGCAAGTGCAACTGCAACGTGCTCAACAAATGATGATTTGAATAATCTTTTGCTTATTGTAGATGTTTACAAGCCACAAGAGCGTTACGTTCAAGGTGTTGTGACTTCTGCGACTGCTAACATTGCTTATGGAAACATGATTGCAATTCGCTACAAAGCAAGAGAGTGTCCTATCACTCCTCATGCGAGTATTCGTGGTGGCACAACTGTTGTTGGTAGTTAAGGGGGCTTGAAATGGCTAGTAATTCAACTGACAATTTCAAGCACCAGGAAGGTGACATCTGGGAAATTGGAGGCGAAGTTAGAATCAATGGCGGTACTATCACCGCTAACGGAGTACAAGCTTCTGCAATCTCTGATCCCACAGGTGGAGCGACTATCGACGCTGAAGCCCGAAGTGCTATCAATGACATCATTGATGCCTTGCAGGGTGCAGGCATTTTAGGTTCTTAAATCTATCGGGGAGGGGGTAAAACCTCTCCCCATTATTAAGGGTAAATCATGAAAGTAAAAGCATTGAGGCAAGTTTGTGGGTCTTTTGGATCTTTCAAGCCAGGTGCAGTTTTTGAATTAAGTTCTGAAAAGGCAATGCCAATGATAGAAGCTGGAGCGGCAGAGGCTGTAAAAGAAGAGAAAAAAATTGTTTTTGAAACTGCTGTTGTTGAGCCAGAGATTGAAACAGCGGAAGCAAAGCCAAAGAGAAAAGCAAAAGGCAAGCACGTATCAGGTAAGAAATGATCTTTTTTGACTCGTTAAATATTTACACTGAGCCAAGCACTGAGCCGATTACAATTGCAGAGGCAAAGCGACATTTGAGACTTGATGACTCGGACGGAGAGCCAGCACCAACTGCTCCTACTGTTGCGCTTGCTGGTGGCGGTGCAGGTAATCTTGATAACGCTGTTTATAGCTACAAAGTGACTTTTGTTACTGCTGACGGTGAAACAGAAGGCGGTACTGCTTCCGATAACGTGACTGTTTCTGATAATTCTTCAGACGGCCAAGTGTCCATAACAGATATTCCTGTTGGCGGCTCTGCGGTAACTTCTCGCAAGATTTACAGGACTGAGGGCGGAGGTAGCACTTATAAGCTACTCACAACAATAGCAGACAATACAACAACGAGTTACACCGATAATATCGCCGATGGATCACTTGGAGCAACAATACCAAGTTCAAACTCTACTGTCGATCCAGAGATCAACTTGCTAATCAAGGCGGCTAGGAAGCATGTTGAGCAGTACATTGGACGAGCCTTAATAACTCAAAGCTGGAAGATGAAGCTTCCATATTTTCGAGATTGGGCGATTGAATTGCCGTATTCTCCAGTTCAGAGCATCACAAGCATAAAATATTATGATACTGAGAACGTGCAACAGACTTTGAGTAGTTCACTTTATCAACTCGATTCTGATAGCGAACCTGCTAGAATTCAGCCGGCACAGGGTCAGTCATGGCCTTCCGCAATAGCATATTCTGATACTTTCAGCCCTGTAGAAATCATTTATGTTGCAGGATATGGCAGTGCTTCAGATGTGCCAGAAGGTATCAAGTATGCAACTCTGATTATGCTTGCGCATCTTTATGAGAACAGAGAAAGAACATCACCAATGAATCAAAATCATGTTCCTTTTACTTTTGAGTCTTTACTGGCACCTTTTCGAAACTGGGACAGGCACGAATGATCTCAGGAAGATTGAGACATAGAGCACGAATCGAAAAGCTCACAGGTACAGTAAACTCATTCGGAGAAGAGGAAAACTCCTGGGAGTTGCACAAGTCTGTATATTGCTCAATTGAGCCGGTAACAGGTCGCGAGAACTTCACTGCCGATCAAAGAAACTTGCAGATTTCGCACAAAATCACCTTGAGGTATCAAGAGGGCATCACTGGGAAAATGCGAGTCTGTTTTAAAAACAGGTATTACAATATTGAAAGCATTTTGAATCACCGGCAAATCAACAAGTATCTGATTTTGCTTTGCACAGAGGACAATATCTAATGAGTGCAAAGTTTGATTTTACAGGTGGAAAAGAATTGGTGAAAATGCTTGAGCAGATGGCAACGCCAAAAAAGTCTGTACAATTCATTCGAAGCGGAACAAACAAGTCTGCACAGATTGTGAAAAGAGAAGCAAAATCAAAGGTTCCTGTAGATGAAGGATCTTTGAGACGTTCAATTATTGTCAGGCGAAGAAAGCCAAAAAACGGATTTGTTTCTGTTTCTATCGGTAGCACTTCACCACTAGCGCATTTGATCGAGTTCGGTGTTAAACGACACTTGATGAATCAGACGCGAGGAAGAACGACAACAAAGAAAAAAGTTGGTATTGGTGGCGATGTTGTTTTTAACACTTTTATGCACTCTGGGCACCCTGGAATGCCTTTCTTGCGTCCAGCTTTAGAATCAAACGTGCTTCAAATTGTGGACAAGATAAAAGATGAGACAAAGAAAAGCCTTTTTCGCTGGGTTGATAAGAATAAGCAGAGGGGCATTTGATGGCTATCGAGGAAGTTTTAACAGCTCGCTTGAAGGCTTACTCTGGCTTGACTGCTTTGGTCAGCACAAGAATCTATCCATTGCCTTTGCCACAGAACACCACTTTCCCGGCAGTCGTTTATGAGACTGTATCAGGATTTGAATATCCTGCTTTTTCTTCAAACTCAGGTACTGCTGAAAGGCTTTTTCAGATCACGGTCTGGGGTGAGACAACCAGTTCAGTAAAAGCAGTCGAAGCGCAATTGAAAGGTGCACTTGAGCGATGGAGAGATTCAGGAAACGGTGTTCAAGATGTCTTTCTTGTGAATCAAAATGACTTGTATAGTGATCAACTTCAGTTGAGAGCATCTGCTCTTGACTTCAGGTTTTTAATTAGTGTTTAGGGGATGAAATGGCAACTCAGATAGTTGGTGGCTCAGGGATCGGTTTTTGGTTTGGACCGTATTCGGTTTGCGGTGATTTTAATGCTGTGTCTTTGGATCACAGTGCAGACATTTTAGAGGATACGACTCTATGTGATGACTCACGGACAAGGGTTGCAGGACTTAAAAACACGACTCTTGCAGGTGAGGGATACTTTGATCCTGCGGATGGTGGAATTGATGACATCATGTACAACCAGATACATGGTTCAAAATGGCCTGTGACAGTCGCACCAGTAGCGACAACTGTTGGAAGTTTAGCTTACTTTTTTGATTGCTTGACTGGCATGTACTCGCCGAGTGGTTCTATTGGTGAACTTTTCGGGTTTTCTGTGACTGGAGAATCAACAAGCCCACTTGTGAGGGGGCAAGTTGAGTATAACGATACTGCCACATTTAGCGTTGACAGTACAGGCTTTCAGCTTGGAGCGTTATCAGCCGGTCAAACTTTGTACGCCGCTATTCATGTGCTTTCTGTGAGTGGCACAAGTCCAACTCTTGATGTGATAGTCCAGAGTGATGATAACTCAGGATTTACCAGCACCACAGATCAAATCACGTTCACACAGGCAACTGGTGTGACTTCTCAGATTTTGAGTGTTGATGGTGCGGTGACTGATGATTATTGGCGTTTTCGTTTGAATATCGGGGGAACAACCCCCTCTTTTAATGTTGTTTGTGTTTTTGGAATTGTTTAAATAAGGGGAAAAAATGGCAACTTTAGCTTTGACAGATTGTTACGTAGAACTAGCGACAATTGATTACAGCTCACACTTTACAAGTGCAACTATTGATTATAGTGCAGAACTTCTTGAGGATACTGCTTTTGGAGACACTTCAAGATCCAGAGTAGCAGGATTGAAAGAATGGACTTTAACGCTTGAGCTTAACCAAGATTATGCTTCAAGTTCAATTGACTCGGTTTTGTTTCCTTTGGTCGGAACTAGTGTGGCAATTGAGATACGTCCAACAAGTTCAGCAGTAAGCTCTTCAAATCCTTCTTACACTGGAAATGCTTTTCTTGAAAGTTACCAGCCTATAAACGGGTCAGTTGGAGAGTTAGCGACTGCCTCAATTACGTTCACTGGCACAGGTAATCTGAGTCGAGCGGAGTCATAAGCATGATATTAAGCAAGGAATATCTAAAGAATCTGAAGATCAGAAAGACAGTCGAAAAAGAAATCAAAGGTCTTGAAGGGAAAGCCAAGTTTCGAGAACTGGGAGGAGTCGAAAGATACAGATATATCTCCAGGCTTCAAAGTGTAGCAAACTCTGAAAGTGGTATTGATCTTGAGAACCTTCCTGAGTTCGCAGAGATCCAGGTTGACATGATAGCAGAATGCTTAATTGATCAATCGGGAAATTTGCTTGTTGAGACTGAAGAAGAAAAAGGTTTTATCAGGTCTTTACCTCACAGCGTACTTGATGAGATGTTTGAGGTTTGTCAAGATCTGAACGGATTTACTGACGAAGGCGAAGCAGAAAAAAACTAAAAAGCCAGCCTGAGAGATTGTTTTATTTCAGGCTGGCGCATGAATTGAATATGACTGTCTCACAGTTACTTGAGAACTGCACTAGTTCAGAGTTAACTGAGTGGGGCGGATATTTCAAATTGTTGGAACGTGAGCGCATTGAGGAAGAGCTTAAAAGCAAAGCCCAAGAAAAAATGGAGAGCATGAAGCATGGCAAAAAAAATAGCACGTTTAGAAGTTGATCTTGCGGCTAATACTGCCAAGTTCATGGAGAGCATGAACAGGGCGGCCAACTCTGTTAAAAAGACATCGGACAAGATCAAAAGTAGTCTCGGACAGGCTCAACTTGCCATAGGTGGTTTTTTCACTTCTCAGGGAGTTGGTGAACTTGTTCGTTTCGCAACAACTTATGAGTCTGTTGAGAGGACTTTTGCCGCTGTTGCGCACTCTTCAAAAGAAGCCGGTGAGCAGATGCGTTTTGCTACAAGTCTAGCCAAGAGGTTTAAGCTTGAGATTGAATCAACGATTGTCGGGTTCTCTGGATTTTTCGCCGCATCAAGAAACACCTCCTTAACTCTTAAAGAGATGCAATCCGTTTTTTCTTCAGTTGTGAAAACTACAGCAGTTTTGGGTACAACAGCAGACGAAACAAAGGGAATTTTCAAAGCACTTGAACAGATTTTGTCAAAAGGCAAGGTCAGTGCCGAAGAGCTCAGAGGTCAACTCGGCGAAAGACTGAAAGGCTCATTTGACATTGCGGCTCGCGCTATCGGTGTAACAAAAGCGGAACTTGATAAGCTTTTGCAGTTGGGTGCTTTGCAGTCTGACAGATTTATACTTGCCTTTGGCGAGGAGCTGGAAAAGACATACGGGTCAAAAGTACAGTCAGCACTTGATGGTACACAAGCAAAAGTTAATGAGTTCAAGAATTCAATCTTTCAACTTCAAAAACAAATGACATCGAGCGGATTCGTTAACGCAATTACAATGATGGGTAGCTTGATTACAAACCAGCTGATAAAACCTTTGATTTCAGGGATTCAATTCCTTGGAGAGTTTAAAGCTTTTCAATCTCAAAAAAGCATCTCAGCGAACAAAAAAGAGTTAGCCAGATTCGAAGAAGAAGTTAGAAAGTTAGAAGGTAGAAAAGAGCGTATCGGATCTGGAGTTCGTACAGTTCGCGGATGGGTTCGCTGGACTGAAAAAGAGCAATTGGCTTTGAAGTTTTCAAAGCGAAGAGTCAAAGAGCTAAAAGAAGAAATTGAACTTGAGAAGAAATCAGCTCAGGTTAAAAACAAGGTTTCTCAAGAAACCTCGAAAAAAACAGAAGAGTACAGAAAAGAAATTCGGCAGATTTTAGACGGCAACAAGGTAAAGCAAGAACAGACTAAGATAGAGAAAGATCTATTGAAGTTTGAAAAAGACCGGGAAAAGATGGCTGAGAGAATCAGATCTCAACTACAGACTAGAGAAGAAGCAAATGAGTCTCTGAGAAACAAGATTAGAGAACTCGGTGAAGAGGTTGAGAAGAACGGGAAAAAATTCAAAGCGGTTTTTTCTGAAGATGAAGTCCAAAAACTTTTACTCAGGACTCAGGACGAAGTTAAAAACACTACAAAAGTAGTCAGCACAGAATTATCCAAGATGGACAGGTTGATAGTGAACTGGGGAGATCGTTTAACTGACACTCTCACAAATGCTTTCATGACTGGAAAATTGAGTTTCAAGGACATGATCAATTCAATGATTTCAGACTTTGCCAGGATGACGATCAAGCAGTCAATTACAACTCCATTGCTTCAATCGTTGGTTCCTAATTTCTTTTCTCAAAGTAAGATTGGAGCAGGTTCAGCAGGTCCAAATTTTGCTGATATGCCTACGACTCTGGGAGGTACAAAAGACTTTCTAAAGCCAATGGCTCCAGCTTCACCAGCTTCAATAAAGCCAAGCATTCAAGTGATTGATCAGAGAAGCCAGAGCGCACCAGATTTGAGGATTGAAAAAGTAAACACCAACGGCGGTCAGGCTGTGAGAATGACAATCATGGACACTGTAAAAGATGGTCTATTGAATGGTAATTTCAGCAGGGAGCTTGCATTTGCCACTAACAGAAGAGGTTCATAATGGCAACATGGCCCGGATCACTTCCACAAGAACCTATCTATCAAGGATACCAGGAGACATCCCCCGATTTGGTTGTTTCAACTCAAATGGACGATGGAGCACCGAAGCGCAGAAAGTATACAACTGCAAACAGCTATCCAATCCAGATGCGATTTTTTATGACTGATACACAGAAGGCAACTCATGACACTTTTTTTCAGACTACTGTGAACGGTGGTGCGGATTCATTCACTTTTACAGATCCAATAACCAACTCATCAATCACTGTTGCATATATGATTCCAGAAGGAAAACCAAAGTATACTTTTATCGGTGGAGATGGCACTACGAAGTATTTTCACTGCGATGTCATTTTTGAGGTGTTGCCTTGAGTCGCTCACTTTCGACAACTTTAAAAGCTCAAATAAATGGACAGAATTCAAATGATCCTCTGATTCCTCTAATTGAAATATCACACGCGGATATAACCACTTTAAGGTTTGCAGATAATGGTGAAAACATCACAAGCAATTCAAACACTTACAATGCTTTTCCTTTTAACATAGCAATCCCAAACGACACTGAAAAATCAATACCAAGAGTAACCCTCACAATTGACAATGTTGATCGTCAACTTGTTCAAGCTGTGCGTTCAATAACTGCTGGGGGTGACTATCCAGATGTAACTTTGAGTCTTGTACTTGCATCGACTCCTGATACTGTTGAGGCTTCTTTTGATTTCAAGCTAAAGTCTGCAAGCTATAACAGATTTATCGTTTCTGGTGTTTTGTCTTATGAAGACATTTTAAGCGAAGGATTCCCACAAAGAAAGTTCACTCCTGATTTGTATCCTGGCATCTTTTAATGTTTGGACTGAATAGCTATATAGGAATCCCATTCAAAGAACTCGGAAGAGATAGAAAAGGACTTGACTGCTATGGACTTGTCAGACTCTTTTATGCAGAGCAATTTGATACGACTTTGCCGATTCTTTTAGATAACTACGCATCGACTAAGGACGGGAAAGAAGTCTCACAAGTTGTTAATGACTGTATTCCTGAGTGGTCTGATGTTAAAATAGGCAGTTACGGTGATTGTTGCCTTTTCAATTTAAAAGGGCTTCCAATACACTTGGGTGTATATATTGGAGATGGTTGCTTTCTACATGCGATAAGAGGTGCAGACTCTTGCATAGAAAGGCTTGATTCTAAGTTGTGGGAAAAACGATTTAAGGGGTTTTACAGATATGGGGAAGCTTGACTTAATAATCACTCCAAAAGCTTTCTCAACTGCAAAAAAATGTCTTGAGATTGAATCAGGCAGAACACTCAAAGAGATACTTGATTTCCACCTTGGAGAAGTCCCTGAATACGCTCAAGCATATGTCTGCATCAATGATACTCATATTAAGCCTCAACATTGGCACCTAGTTACTCCAAGATCTGACACATATGTGACTGTTGGAGTAGTTCCTCAGTCTGGGGGTGATGACAAGAATCCTTTAAGGATCATCGCTCAAATTGCTGTCATGGCCGCAACAAATGCTTTTGGTGCTAAGGTAGGCGCAAAGCTTTTCGGCACTGGCGCATCATGGGCCGCTGGCGTTGGATCTGCGATTGTCGGTTATGGTGCTTCTCTTGTAATGAATGCAATTGTTCCACCTCCCAGACAAAGAGCACAAGAAAACACAGGTTTTAGCTCTGACGCACCAATGCAAAGCATTACAGGAGTTCAAAACCGTCTTGTTCCTTATGGTACGGTTCCTTTCATTTTCGGGAAAGTGAAAATGTATCCACCGTTGGCGGCAGTTCCTTACACAGAACTTGAGAACAATGAGCAATACCTGAGAATGATTTTTTGTGTTGGATTTGAAGAAGATCCAGGTGACCTAGAAATATCTGACATCAAGATAGGCGAAAATGCTTTAAGCACTTATGAAGATATCGAAATTGATTACACCACTAGATTTGCTGATATGACTTCTGACGAAAAGTCAAAATGGTTTCCAAACATCAACGAAGCAACAGTCAATCAAAGCTTGAATGAATCTGATGGCTACAGGACCAACACCACAACAACAAACACGACTGGAATGATTGTTGATATCAGCTTTCCATCTCTTGTGAGTTTTAACACTTCAACTGGAGCAAAGGAAGCTGTCAGCGTTGACTTTGAGATTGAGTACAAGCCGACTTCAGGTAGCGTTTGGTATCCATTTGGAGCGGACGATTTAGAAGAGACAGTAGAGAACTCCTTGAATATTGAAAGGAGTTACTTTAGAGCTGATAGTTACGGGACTACAAAGATTTTTGCTTGTGGTGGTATTGATTCAGGGGGAAATTATTTAAACACTTCTGAAGAGTATGACAAGTCGACAGGTAACTGGACCAATAAAGCGAACATGAGCACTGCAAGAGCGCATCATGCAAGTGTTGCACTTGGAAATCTCATCTATGTGTTCGGTGGAAAATCAGGAGCAGGAACAACACTTAGTAGTTGCGAGGTTTACAACACTGCAACTAATACCTGGAGCAGTCTGACTGCAATGCCAGAGGCAAGATCTGACATGGCTTGTGGTGTTTTCCCAAATGTCGCTGGGCAGATTTGCGTTTTTGGTGGGCTGAACAGTTCTGGTTCTGCGACAAAAACATTATACATCTATGACATATCTGGGAACTCTTGGACAACTGAAACAATTCAAGATCCAGGCAGTATTTTAGTTAATTTGTATGGTCATCAAATTATCCAAGGGAATAATCAGCTTCTAATTTTTGGTGGAACAACAAACGGCACTTCACCTAATCAAAATATATTTAGCATTCAAGCAGGTTATTATAATACGACAAGTATTTTTGGAAGCGGTAAATACTATTCTTTTCGAAAGCTTGATGGTACTTATGCGCTAGGTTGGTATCTCGATGCGATTAGGTATAATAACGAAACTTGGGTTAGTGGTGGCACAACAAACGGTTCAAACTTCAGTGGAAAAGTTTATTCCAGTACGACCAACTATTATTATTCTGGAAAAACACCTATATCACCATTTTCAACGGATTTGTCTGATCCTGTCCGAGGGCATCAAAGCGCAATTGTTGAAGGCAATTTGTATATCATTGGTGGCGAGAGATCCGGCGGTGTAGTAGGTAATGTCTTATCAAGTGGGAAAGTATCGAGAACCATCACAGGTGCTTCGACAAGCACTGTCAGAAAATCATACAGGGTTGAGGGCCTACCTGCGAATCAGTATGACGTAAGAATCAGGCGAACAACAGCAGACAATTCCAGTTCGAATATCAGCGATTCTGCGACTTGGACTGCTCTCAGGTCTATAAGAACAGGTGACGCTGTTGTTGATCGGTACGCAAAGACAATTTGCATGAGAATTAAAGCATCAAATCAGCTCAACGGTGTGATTGATAACTTGAGTTGTATTGTTGAAGCAAAACAGCCTGTTTATACAGGCAGTGCATGGACAAAGCAAATAACAAGAGATCCAGCTTGGGCATTTGCAAATGTCCTATTTTCTCAAGCGGCAAAGTCACTGCTGGCAACGACAAGAGTTGACGATGCAGGACTTTTGGCATGGGCCGGAAGAAACAACACAGCATCAAGATACTTTGATTATGTACTTGAAGAGCAAATGGTAAGAGGTGACTTGCTTGATATGATAGCCTCTGTTGGAAGAGCTTCAAAGTATTGGAAAGACGGGAAATACTCTGTCATTGAAGATCAGACACAGAGCACCTATGTTCAAATTTTCGGCCCTAGAAACATTGTGAAAGATTCATTTGAAGCGGTTTATAATTATCAAGAGATACCGCACGCATTCAGAGTCAGATTTAAAAATTCAGAGGCTTCTGAGCCATATCAGGAAGAGGTGAGAATTGTTTACAGAGATGGCTATAACGCTGATGGTAGTTCGGGAAACACAGCGGCAACGAAGTTTGAAGATCTTGAATTGCCTGGGGTCACTACTTCTGACCATGCTTTTCGTCTTGCTCGTTATCATTTTGCAGTTGGATTGAATCGTCCTGAGATTTTCAAATGGAAATCACAGCTTGATCATTTAGTTTGCACTAGAGGTGATCTTGTTGGGATTCAACATGACTCGTCATTGATCGGGCTTGGATCTGCAAGAATTTCAAGTGTTACAAATAACGGGACTTATATCGACACTGTAACGATTGATCGAGGGATCTCAACAGCAACAGCAACTAATTACACAATGAGAGTAAGAAAGTCTGACGGTTCAACTGTTGAGCGAGTTGTGACAGTTGCAAGCACAGATGAGAATACTCTGTTTACAATCACGACTCCAGCCGATTCAATTGGTGCTTATGGTGCAGGTGATCTTGTTTTGATTGGTGAAGAAAACTCAGAAGTTCAGGACGTAGTCATTAGAGAAATAACTTACGAGCCTGGAGATTTTATTGCAGAGATTCAGGCTGTTCCAGCTTTTGATATTGACTCTGTTGTTGATGGTGAGGCGATACCTACGTACACCTCATCAATAACGATTCCTCCTGAAGTTTTTCGAAAAGTTCCACCTGTGCCTGTTGTGAAAGATGTACGCTCAGATGAATTTGTTCTAGAACGTGACGCTGACGGATCTTTGGTTTCAGGAATATTGATAACAACAAATTACAGCTCAAGCAGGTATGCACCTGCAACATATCTTCAAGCAAGATTCAAACTCTCTGGTGACACGGATGGCCCTTGGAAAATGATTGCACCAGTTCCTGCGGAAGAGTCCCAGATTAAGCTGACTGGTCTTGAGGATTTACAAGAATATGCACTTCAGATTAGGCATATTTCCAAAGAGGGGCAAACTTCTGCATGGGTTGCGCTTTCAAATCACACAGTCCAAGGAAAAACAAATCCACCTCCAGACGTGAGCAATTTAACGAGTACAGTTCAAGATACAAATGTTCTTCTTTCTTGGGGTAAAGTTACAGTTCCCGATCTTTGGAAATATGAAATAAGAGTCGGGGCGTCATGGGCTTCTGGAAGTGTTGTTGATGTTGTCGATGGGACAACCTTTACAATTGATGCGCTCACAGCAGGATCTTATGTCTATATGATCAAAGCTATAGACACTTCTGGAAATTATTCAACAACAGAGGACACTGTCACAATCACAATAAACGCTCCTGGAACACCTCAAAATTTGAGCGGTCAAAGTAGGCAGGGGACGGCGTTGTTAAGTTGGACAAGCCCTGCTTTCTCTTCTCCTCGTCAAGAACACGGAGTGCGATATTACAAAATATACCGCTCTTTGAGTTCTGAAACTTTCTCAAACGCGACTTTGATTGCTGAGAGTGAGACAACCACTTATGCGTATCAAGAAGCGAGCGCAGGGACTTATAAATACTATATCAGCGCGGTTTGCTTTGGTGGGAATGAGTCTGCAACTCCAGCGAGCATTGAACTTGAAGTCGATGACTCTATTAACTTTATTTTGCAAAGCACTACTACCGATACAGATTTTACCGCCGGAACTGCTACAGGGTTGAGCTATGAATTGAGCGGTGTTTATCCGTTGATTTCAACGACCGCATGGCAGACGGTGCATAGCAATAACAGTTGGACGAGCGTTCAGGATCAAATTGACGCAGGGTATACGTATTTTGTTCAGCCGACCAGCACAAGCGGAAGCAGTTACGAAAGAGTGATTGATTTAGGCGTTCAACTTGGAAACGGTAAGATAACAGTAACGCAGTCCCAAACGGCGATTGAAGGCACTTTGACTACTGATGTTACAATCAGTGTAAGTAAAGACGGTGTAAGCTATACAGACTATGTAAATCCTGTTGATTTGCAATTGGTCGTGACAGGCTTTAGATATGTGAAAGTGCTTTTTCAGTATAGCGGAGACGGTACGACGATTGCTAGATTGAACAGCGTTACAATCACTGTTAACGCGAAGCCGATCCAAGAGACGGGAACAGGCACAACGGGGGCAGGTGGAAGCGTTACAGTAACACCAATTTTAAGTTATAATGTATTCGCTTCTGTGATTGTAACTCCTTCGAGTGGTGGGGCTACTCCGTTGATTGGGTATGCGGATTTGACAAACGAGCCGACAAGCTTTGACGCTTACGTGATAAACACAAGCGGAGTTGGACAGGTAGGCGAAACTTTTAGCTATGTTATCATTGGATATTAAGGGAAAGATATGGCAGTAACATACGATTTTCAAACACCAGGCGTGAGCACAAGCGCGGCTGATACTCAAGAAGATATTCGAAACATAGCTGAGATGTCATGGGTTTGGCATGTGAATGCTTCTCCGCACAGTCTTACAAATAAGCCTACAGGGCTCATTGAAGCTTTTTATGATAGCACTGTTGATTTTACATCCAGCATACCTGCTTACGGCTATCAGAATTATTACTCTCTCAAGGCTTTTGACGGGACTAATTTGGGAAATGTAAATTTCATGCAGTTATTTGTTCACAATGACGGAGCTGTTCTGAGTAATACTGTAGGGACGAGAGGTCAAGAATTTATATCAATGGGGGCCACTGCTGGTTATTCATGTCAAAGTTTAGCACCTTGGACCATAAATGCAGACGTTGGAAATTCTGGAACAACTACCTATGATCCTATTTTAGCATTTCAAAATCAGTCAGTGGAACGCGCCCGAATCTACACCGACACAAGCGACAGCCACAAACTCAAGTTCGATGTTGGTGGTGATGATCGGATAGTGATTGATTCTTCCGGCAAAGTCGGCATCGGAACGAGTTCGCCAGCTCAACCTCTTGTAGTCAAAAAGGTTTCTGGTAGCTCGACTGCATTCGCAGTAACAGACTCCTCAGACACTATTTTAGCTTCTGTTTATGTGAGTCAATCGCTTGGGGGTATTTTAACAGTCGCAAACAATGCTGGAACAAATAACGTTTTTCTTTCAAGCTACGGAAATTCATATTTTAATGGAGGCAATGTCGGGATTGGGACTAGTTCGCCAAACACTTCACTGCAAATTTCCAGAACTGTTGCAACAAACAACACGGTACTGAATACATTTTCAAATCTCCAATTGTTAAATCCAACTGGTTCATACACATTTGGAAATATAATCGGTGCAATTTCATTTGGAAAAACTGCTGGACATGGTTCTGGGATGAGAGCAGGAATTGTTGCAAAATATTCTACTACTGGAACAGAAGCATCTAATATCGGTACAGATTTGGTATTTAGAACAGCATTGAATAGTGCTGGTGATTCTTCCGAAAAGATGGTGATTGACTCTTCCGGGAATGTAGAAGTCAACACAGGCAACTTAGTCATAGGCACATCCGGCAAAGGTATCGACTTTTCTGCGACTTCTGGAACTGGTACGAGTGAGCTACTCGACGATTATGAGGAAGGGACTTTTACGCCAACTTTGGTTACCACAGGTACTAATTTCACCAGCGTAGGTTATTCTGTCTCTACAAAAGGTAGGTATACGAAGATAGGAAATACTGTACATGTTTATATTAGATTAGCGACAGACTCTGTGAATAAAGGAAGTGGCCCAGGGGCGGCTACGGGAAATGTTGCTATTGGAGGTTTGCCATTTACTTGTAATTCTGATATTTATTTGAATTATTCAGTTTCTGTTCTAACACAAAATTGGTCAGCTAATCCTCCGGCAGGGGCTCAAGTAGTACACAATACTAAACTTATTTACTTATACCAAAATCAAGGAAGCACAGGAAGTATCACAGGAACTAGTGTTTCTGATGTAGGCACTGGAACTGCCAATAACGATGTGACAATAGTAGGAACTTACAGAGTTTAAGGAGAGCTAAAAATGGCAATTACAATTGAAGAAATTGAAGATCAAATCGAAATAACAGAGACAGGACACGTACAAGTGCGGTGCCGAAAAATCGTGAAAGATGACGGCGTTGTGATAGCTAGCAATGTACTGAGCAGGAAAGTTATTTCTCCAGGTGAAGACTACAGCGAAGAGAGTGCAAAAGTACAGGCTATTTGTAGTGCAGTTCACACTCAAGAAGTTATTGACGCTTATCTTGCAAGCTTACCTCAGCCAGAAGAGGAAGCAGAGGAAGAGCAAGCCGAGGAAGAAGAACAAGTAGAGGAGCCAGTAGAATGAAAAAATTTACATTACCAGAATTGAGCGAACAAGATTTGCAAGCGTTGTCACAAGTGCTTGAAGATTACATCAGAAGCGAATCCAATCAGGGACGCGCTAGAATTGCAAGCTTGAAGACTGCGCCGATTCTAAACGCTATCAATTGCGTGCAGGAAGTTAAGAAAGAAAATGAAGAATGAAAATAATTCTAATTTTAATACT